CAGCAAGCAGACCGAAGGCGCGTATGAACACAGTGCAAGCAATCAGGCGGAGTTTGAGCGGAGAGTGCACGAATGGCATTCTTGAGCGTTTATGTTCCCACTTACAAACGACCAAAAGCATTAGCTGATTGCTTAGCGTCCATTGAAGCACAAACAGACCAAGATCTGGAAGTAGTGTTGATAAAAGATGAAATTGGTATTGGTATCGATGGAATGTACGCTGACATTCAAAACCACATTGACGAAGTACATGGTAATTATGTTTTTGTGCTATCTGATGACAACCTGATAACAGATATTGATTTTGTGAAGCAATTGAAAGAAGTAGTTAGTGAACACAAATCAGAGGTCATTGTTTTCAAAAACGAGATTGTTGGAATACTACCATCCATCTGGAACGCAAAACCACAATTAGGGCATATTGACCTTTCATGTTTCGTCGTACGCTCCGACATCTGGAAGGCGAACGCTGATAAATGGGGCAAACGCTACGAAGGCGATTATGACTTTATCAGCAGTCTATGGGAGCAAGGTTATCTAATTTTATTTGGCTTGATGTTGTTGCGGTAAAAGACACAACGGATTAGCAGAGGACAACCAGAATGATAAATTACATCGACCCACCGAAGAAGCTACTACAAACACATTGACAGAATAGCGGAGATCCAGCAAGGCGGACATCCAGCACCTGTAAACGTTGAGATTTGACCTGTCAAACCGCTGTAATCTTGGCTGTTTAGGTTGTCACTTTGCACACACTCACACGCGCGGATGGTATGCTGACAAAGCTAATGAGTCTCTGGTAGGCGATTTGATGGATGTTGAATTAGCGATCGAGATACTTACAACAACTGAAAGAAAGCGGTGTTTTATCCGTGACATGGACGGGCGGCGGTGAACCTACACTACATCCAAAATTTGATGAGATTATTGAAGCCGCTCATACAATCGGATTGAAGCAGGGAATCTACACCAACGGAACTAACATCAGTCCTGAGCGCGCTGAGTTGATGCGTAATGTATTCGATTGGATTTACATCAGTTTGGATAGAGCAGACAAGGAAACATACAAACAGTACAAACGAGCGGACGCATTCGACAAGGCAATTGACGGGATTGTCAACCTGAAACGTGCAAAAGGGAAAGCGACCATCGGTATTGGCTTCTTACTATCTGCAACGAGTTTGCCGTATGCGCGAGATATGCTTGATTTAGGGCTTGATCTTGAAGTAGATTACATCCAGTTCAGACCAGAGATTTCGTTCAATCCAGCACAACCATCAAAAGCACCTGAAGACAACACATGGATAAAAGCGGCGATTATGTGGCTTGACGGCGTGAAAGATCGGCACAANGTACAGGTTGATATTAGCAGATTTGATATGTACCGCAACTGGGACGGACACGGATATAAGACCTGTTACTGGTCGAAGATGCAGACAGTCATCACACCAAACGGCAAAATGTGGACGTGTGTAAACAGGCGCGGATTTGATGGCGATTGTATTGGTGATTTGAATGAAGAACATTTTATAGACATCTGGAATAGGCACAACTTAAAAGCGGTAGATAGCTTGTGTCGTGTTATGTGTCGCGGACACATCCCGAATATAACGCTTGATTACATGATGGGCGAACATTCAGGACATGACGATTTTATATAGGCGGTGATTTATGGCAAGATCAACAATGGCAGCTCTCATACTTAAATTACGCGGAATGACAGAAACATCCGCGGACGATTACACCATCAACGGTGTAAGTTACTGGATAGACGACCATTTACAAGCAGAGTTGGATCTCTATCAGATGTATGTCAATTTTCTGCAAATGAAATCTATACCGTCAACAGGTGCAGGACTGGCAATTACTTACACGCGCTATGAAACTGGATTAACGGACTGGGAAAAGGCACCAATTATTCAGGATGAGAATGGTACAATCATAGCGGACACTGAATATACGTTCGATGCTAACACGGGCGTTGTTGTGTTTGACAGCGACACAAAAGGAATATCGCGCTATATCACAGGCTACGTTTACAATGTTGAACGGGCTGCAGCCGGAATATGGACGCGGAAGGCAGCGCACGCGGCAAAAGGATTTGATTTCTCAACCGACAACCATTCAATCAAACGTTCGCAGGTATCAGCGCAATACATGGACATGGCTAGATTTTATAGCAAGCAGGCAGGCAGTAAGACCATAAGTATTTTCAGAGGCGATGATGTTATCTAACGACGAACTTACCGACATGCGAAACACAATTCAGGATTTTCTACTTCCTGACACATGCAACATCCTGTCATTGTCATCCTCAAGTGATGGGGCTGGTGGATTCACCGATACATGGGGGACCGCAACCGCTAATTTAGCTTGTCGACTTGACACACAAAACGGACGTTATACCGATCTTGACGGAGGAGTACAGACATACAAAAAGTTGGTGTTATCCATTCCTTACAATGCAACCATCACAGAAGCGAACCGTATTGAATATGGATCGAACATTTACCAGGTAATAAGCGTCAATGAAGGTTCGTGGTTGGCTGTAAAACGTGCTGAGGTGGAAAAGATATGACAGATACTTTCAAGATTGATTCCAAAGAGCTTGATCGAATAATAGGTGCACTTGATGGTAACAAGGAAAAAGCAGGTCGCATGATCGGCTTTGAATTGGAAGCAGAAGCCAAACGACGCGCTCCACGCGACACGTCAGCAATGGCTAATTCTATCTATACTGTTACCAAAAAGTATGACGGATATTCGCAGGCAAGCGGAGCGGCAAGACAAGCTAATAAAGACGCTGAAACAAACCAACATCCAAGGCCAAGCGGAAACGTACTGGCTAGGGTTGGACCGTGTGTCAATTACGCGGTGTTCGTCGAAATGGGAACGTCACGAATGGCGGCACAACCTTTTCTATATCCTGCTGCTGAAGTAGTCGCAAACAAGATAAACGATGGCAGCTACTGGAAGGTATTAATCGAATGAGTGGAATATTAAATTTAGTAGCAACGGCTTTATATAGCAAGTTTACAGGTGACACAACCTTGAAATCATTGGTGGCAAGTGCTACCAGTTTCTATGCAATCAAAGCACCAAAGGACGCTAAATATCCTTACGTTGTATATTCGCTTCTTTATGGAGCGCCTGAGAATATCACGCCAAGCGATTTACAGAACCATATTTATTTTATCAGGGCATACGCTAGCAGCGCATTGACTGCCGGGAACATTCATGCGCGGATAGCTGCACTTCTTCACAAGCAGACATTGACGGTAACCGGGTTCACCAACATATGGACTGCATTAGAGGAAGAATTTGAAGGCGAGGAAGTCAACGAGACAGGCAACATAATTTTTATGCGTGGCGGTGGCTTCCGAATTAGATTAGATAGTTAAGGAGTAACTATGCCAACCATAACAGGAAAAGATTTAGACATTCGATGGATTTACAGCGGTGGAACAATTGTATTATCAGGTGATTATACACAATTCACCGACACACCATCCGTCGAATTACTTGATGAAAGTGCCGGAGCTGATGAACATCGCACCTATGTGGCACGCCTAAAAGACAGAACCATGTCATTTTCAGCGCGTCATCAAAGTGGTGGAACAGCAATTCTATCAGCATTAGACGAAGGCACCAGCGGTACGCTTATCTGGTCTCCAGAAGGTACTGCGACGGGCAAAGCCAAAAACACAGTTGCAGCAATTTCACAGGGTGCAAGCATCAACATTCCTTACGCAAACCTTGTTGAGATTAGCTGTACATTCCAGGGTAACGGAGCGTTAATACGTGGAACAAACTAAACAAGATTTGACACTCAGCAACGGAAAGGTTGTCACGTTCGATTTCAACAACATAACGATCAGAGAATGGCGGTCACTGTTTCAAACAGAGCAACCAGACGAAGAAGAATATAGGATCGTAGGAAAACTGATCGGTATGGACACAGAAGAAGCTGCGAACTTAGGCTATGAAGATTGGGTTGGAGTTGTAAAAGCCATGAAAGCCAAAGTACGCGAATTGAACGCAAACCCTACTTAAGCGAGCGCACATATCTGGCAATAGTTTATCCTGGAGAACCAGCACCAGTGGAATTGATCGAATGGTCATTAGCAGAACGATTCCACTGGACGCTGGACTACATCAGAGAAAACATATCCTATCAGGACTGGTTAAACTTGAACCAAATTGATGACGCTCGCGGTAAAGCGCGTAATTCCAAGATGATTAAGAAATGAGGGCTGCATGGGCAAAAAAATAGGCAGCATGTACTGGGACATTGAAGCAAAAACCGACAAACTTACAAGTGGATTAAAAGATTCTAAGCAAGATGTAAAGAATTTTAGCGGTGAGTTTGCCGGTTCAATGACAGAGGTAATGTCTAAACTAGCGTTCACAAAAGAAGCCTTTAGCACATTTCAACAGGTGTTCAAGACTGCTTTAGACTGGGGCGAACAAGGGGCGACTGTTATTCAGACCAGAGAATCGTTTGACTTGCTACTAAAAACAATCGGAGCAGCTCCTGATTTATTAGACCAACTAACAAACACATCAAAAGGCACAATTAGCGAGATGGGTTTAATGTCATCAACTGCTACTTTGTTGGCTGGTACAACGGGAGACTTAGCTAAAAACCTAGCCAATGCAACACCTGAACTATTAGAAATAGCCAAAGCAGCCCAAAAACTAAACCCGTCACTTGGTGACACAACCTTTCTTTACAACAGTATTGCAACTGGTATCAAGAGAGCAAGCCCATTGATTCTTGATAATCTCGGTATTGTTGTCAAGGTTGGAAAAGCTAACGAGGACTACGCCAAACAACTTGGTAAGACAGTCGAACAACTAACCGCTGAAGAACAACAAATGGCGTTATTGAACGCAACGCTTGAAGCTGGTGGTAATCTAATTAACCAGGTTGGTGGTAATACTGATAGTGCTACCGATAGCTTTGCAAGGATGGACGTAGCCATTGATAATGCTAAAGACTCGCTGATGACTAAGTTTGCACCAGCAATGACAAACGCAGCCGACGCAGTAACACAACTAATAACGGGTCACGATAAATTAGCAGACGTTTTAGATGAACACACAGAAAATGTAATCTATTCTTCAAAGTCATACGAAGAATATAACGAAGAAATGAATCGCGTTATTAGTCTGCTAGGTCGTGGCGCACCGCTTGTAAAAAAGTTATCTGAAGAGGAATTTAATGCGACAAGGATCACTAAAGAATGGCATGACGTTGAAACTAAACTAGCCGACCAATTTTTGAATGGCAATATTCCTTCCATTGACGACATGAGTGATGCAACCGTCGAACTAAAAGACGCAACCAATAATGCAGAAGCAGCAATGAGAACATATACTGAAGCATTATTATTTAAGATTGCCAGTGAGGGATTATCAGACGAAGCAGCATTAGGTTTAGCATATGCAATGGGATTAGTTGATGAATCGACTGTATTGGCTACTGAAAAAACAAAACTATATAAATCGTGGTTAGATCAAAAACTAATAACTGAAGGTGAATATTACGAACTTATTAAAAACGTAAACAAAGAAATTCAAAATATTCCAGAAAATAAAACGTTTGATCTTTGGGTAAACATTCACGGATTAGAAGGCATTGAAACATTAACATCAATGGGCAGTGGTGGATCTTCAGACAATGGTTTTGAAATGCANGCAGGCGGNGGTAANGTCATGGGTGGTCAACCTACCCAATGGGGCGAATATGGNCGNCCAGAAATGTTTATCACGCCTTCCAGCGGACAGGTGGTCAATGCACAACAGATTGTCGAAGCAATGCGCTCAAGCGGTGTGAATATGGCGGGTGGTGGTGTGACCATTGAAAATCTGAACGTGTACACG